TATGACTCCGACGCAACAAAAAGAAATGCAAATGGACAGACTCGTTCGGGACTCTATAGCTTGTTCATTCCTATGGAATGGAACTACGAAGGCTACATTGATTCTTATGGATTTCCTGTATTTGAAACGCCAAAAAAACCAGTTGAAGGACCTGACGGATCACCTATAAAACAAGGTGTAATTGAATACTGGAACAATGAAGTTGAAGGATTAAAAGGAGATCAAGATGGTTTAAACGAATACTACCGTCAGTTTCCAAGAACAGAACAACACGCTTTTAGAGATGAAGCAAAGCAATCTCTGTTCAACTTAACAAAGATATACGAACAAATAGATTATAACGAAGACCTTAGGAATACATCGATAATAACCACTGGAAGTTTTATGTGGGAAAACGGTATAAAAGATACTAAGGTTATATTTGTACCAAATAAAAACGGTAGGTTCAATGTTAGTTGGGTACCACCTGTACAAATGCAAAACAGGGTTATAGTAAAAGGTAATACAAAATATCCAGGTAATGAACACTGCGGCGCCTTTGGGTGTGACAGTTATGATATATCAGGTACAGTTGATAAAAGAGGTTCTAATGGAGCCTTGCATGGTTTAACTAAGTTTAGTATGGAAGATGTTCCACCTAACAGATTCTTTTGATGTTCCACCTAACAGATTCTTTTTAGAATATATAGCTAGACCACAAACTGCTGAGATATTTTTTGAGGACGTATTAATGGCTTGCATATTTTATGGTATGCCAATACTTGCAGAAAACAATAAACCTAGATTACTGTATCATTTTAAAAGAAGAGGCTATAGAGGCTTCTCAATGAACAGACCTGATAAAAGATTAAACAAATTATCTGTAACTGAAAGAGAAATAGGTGGTATACCAAACTCTAGTGAAGATATAAAGCAAGCGCACGCTGCGGCTATAGAATCATATATAGAAACTTGTGTTGGACGAACAGAAGCCGGTTATGGAGATATGTACTTTCAAAGAACATTAGAAGACTGGGGAAAATTCAATATAAACAATAGAACAAAGCATGATGCTTCTATAAGTTCTGGTTTAGCAATAATGGCTTGTAACAAAAACTTATATTCACCGGTTAGTCCAGTGCAAAAAAAGGTTTACGATTTAGGAATTAAAAGATATGACAATAGAGGTTCTACGTCTAAAATATTAAGATAAATGAAAATACAAACAAATACCGATAGTTCTTTCCCTAACCAGGTTGTTAGCGACGAAGTAAAAGCTAGTTATGATTACGGCTTACAAGTCTCTAGAGCTATTGAACAGGAATGGTTCAATCAAGGAAGAGGTAATGGTAATAGATACTTAAACAATTGGAATAGCTTTCATTCATTACGGTTATACGCAAGAGGAGAGCAATCGATACAAAAGTACAAAGATGAGTTGTCTATAAATGGCGATTTATCTTATCTTAATTTAGACTGGAAGCCGATACCTGTTATATCAAAATTTGTTGATATTGTTGTAAACGGGATGTCAAATAAATCGTATGATATAAATGCTTTTGCTCAAGATCCATTTTCTGTAAAAAGCAGAACTGATTATGCAGCGGCAGTAGAGCAGGATATGCTTACTAAAAAAGGTTTATTGAATATTAAAGAAAAAATAGGTTTTGATTTCTCTTTAACGGGGGATTTAGAAAGCTTGCCCGAAAATAGAGAAGAGTTAGATATACATTTACAAATGACTCCTAAGCAAAACGTAGAGATTGCAGAAGAAGAAGTTATAAATAATGTATTAGCTTTTAATAAGTACGAGCAAACAAAAAAACGATTAGCTCACGATTTAACCACTATAGGTATTGGAGCTGTTAAAACATCATTTAACAAAGCCGAAGGTATAGTTACTGACTACGTTGATCCAGCTAATATGATTTATTCATATACAGAGGATCCAAACTTTGAAGATATATATTATGTAGGTGAGGTAAAATCTATATCGCTAGCAGAGCTTAAAAAGCAATTCCCATCATTATCAGCGTCAGAGCTAGAAAAAATACAGGATATGCCTGGTAATTCTCAGTATGTAACAAACTGGGGTAACTACGATGCTAACACCATTCAAGTTTTATACTTTGAATACAAAACATATTCAGACCAGGTATTTAAAATAAAGAAAACAGATCAAGGATTAGAAAAGACGTTAGAAAAACCTGACACATTTAATCCTCCAGCTAATGATAACTTTGAAAGAATATCTAGAACAATAGAAGTGTTATACACCGGCGCAAAAGTATTAGGTACAAATATTATGTTAGACTGGAAGCTAGCAGAGAATATGACAAGACCTACAGCTGATACTACAAAAGTAATGATGAATTACTGTATATCCGCGCCTAGAATGTATAAAGGACGCATAGAATCTATAGTTAGTAAAATTACTAGCTTTGCTGATATGATCCAAATAACACATCTTAAACTACAACAAGTAATGTCTAGGATAGTACCAGATGGTGTGTTCTTAGATATGGATGGTTTAGCAGAGGTTGATTTAGGCAACGGTACAACATACAATCCAGCTGAAGCATTGAATATGTATTTTCAAACAGGTTCTGTTGTTGGTAGATCACTTACGCAAGACGGTGAATTAAATAGAGGTAAAGTACCTGTGCAAGAATTATCATCTTCGAGCGGTCAAGCAAAAATACAAAGTTTAATAGGTACATACCAGTATTATTTACAAATGATAAGAGATGTAACCGGACTAAATGAAGCAAGAGACGGAAGTGCCCCAGCTAAAGATTCACTCGTAGGCTTACAAAAAATGGCTGCTAATGCTTCTAACATTGCAACTAAACACGTATTAGATTCTTTGTTATACTTAACAGTAAGAACGTGTGAAAATATAAGTTTGAAGGTAGCTGATGTTATTGAAAACCCTTTAACAGAAAATGCTTTAACAAACGCTATAAGTACATTTAATACTAAAACTCTTGAGGAGTTAATGAATTTACAGTTGCATGACTTTGGTATTTATTTAGAGCTAGAACCTGAAGAGGAAGAAAAAGCTTTACTAGAGCAGAACATACAAGTAGCACTACAAACACAAGCAATTGCTTTATCCGACGCGATTGATATTAGACAAATAAAGAATATAAAGTTAGCTAATCAATTCTTAAAGCTTAGACAAAAACAAAAAATAAAAAGAGAACAAGAACAACAACAAGCTAACATTCAAGCACAAGCGCAAGCAAATGCTGAGGCATCTGAAAAAGCTGCAATGGCTGAGGTGCAAAAACAACAAGCACTTACTCAGGAAAAAGTGAGTATAGAACAAGCTAAGTCGCAGTTTGAAATACAAAGAATGCAAACTGAAGCTCAAATAAAAAGAGAGTTAATGGCTGAAGAATTTAATTTCAATATGCAACTAGCTCAAGTAAGAGCAAATGCAGAAGTGAATAAAGAAAAAGAAATTGAAGATAGAAAAGATAAAAGAATAAAAATGCAGGGATCCCAGCAGTCTGAGTTGATACAACAAAGACAAACACAGGGATTACCTAAAGACTTTGAATCATCAGGAAACGATGTGTTAGGTGGATTCGGAATAGAAGAGTTCGGCCCTAGCTAATAAACAATTATTTAATTATATTATATTATGTCAGAAGTAAAACAAGAAGGGGATTTTAAAATTAAATCCAAGAAAACAAGTCCTAAAAAGTTAGGCAATCAATCTAGTGAGCCTATAAAGGTTAACATAGATGAAGTAAAAGAACCAGTAGCTGAAGAAGTTGCTAAGGTGGTAATACCAGAAGATACTGAAGAATCTCACAGTGATCATTTATATGAAGAACCAAATTTATCTAGAATAAAAGAATCTGCGGAAGATGGTATTATAGAAATTGTAGATGAAGAGCCCGCTCAAGAGCCTGAGAAAGTTATTGAACAACAACCTCAGCCAGTAGCTGAGCAAAGAGTGTTACCGGAAAACATAGATAAACTTGTTACCTTTATGGAAGAGACAGGTGGGTCAGTGGAAGACTACGTTAGATTAAACGCAGACTACTCAAATGTTGATGATAAAACATTGTTAAAAGAATATTACAAACAAACAAAACCTTATTTAGAGTCAGATGACGTTAGCCTACTATTAGAAGACTACGAATATGACGAAGACCTAGATGAGGAAAGAGATATACGCAAAAAGAAAATTGCGTTTAAAGAAGAAGTTGGAAAAGCTAAAAGCTTTTTGGAAAAAACCAAGAGTAAATATTACGACGAAATCAAGTTGAGACCCGGCGTTACTCAGGAACAACAAAAAGCAACAGAGTTTTTCAACAGATATCAAGAAGATCAGAAGATAGCTGAGCAACAGCATTCGGACTTTAAATCAAAAACAAATGATTACTTTACTAATGAATTCAAAGGTTTTGACTTCAATGTAGGTAAAAAGAAGTTTAGATATGGTTTACAAGATCCTAGTAAAGTTGCAGAGAACCAATCAAGTATTAACAATTTCGTAGGAAAGTTTCTTGACGATAGCGGTAATATAAAAGACACGAAAGGTTATCACAAAGCTATTTACATCGCTTCAAATGCTGACAAGATTATTAATCATTTTTATGAACAAGGGAGAACAGACGCTACTAAAGAAATAGTTAGTAGTTCTAAAAATCCCAGCACAGAGCCAAGACAAACTAGCTCAGGTGAGTTTGTAAACGGAATAAAAGTTAAATCAATAAGCGGTCCTGATTCTTCTAAAATTAGAATTAAAACAAAAAAATTTAACTAAAAAAATTAAAAAATTATGGCAAATATAAGCCCAGCGTTTGGAAGCTTAATCCCAACGCAAAAAAAACAAGCCTTAGAAGGCAATTATTTAAACTTTACTGATGGATCGAATGACTTCGCACAACAGTACTTACCAGAAATCTATGAAGCTGAAGTAGAGCGTTATGGAAATAGAACCTTAGGTGGTTTCTTAAGAATGGTAGGAGCTGAAATGCCAATGAGTTCTGATCAAGTAGTATGGTCTGAGCAAAATAGATTACACATTTCTTACGAAGGAGTAACAGCTGACGCTGATAAAACTACATTAAGTATTCCTGTAGCAGCAGGAGTTCAAAATGTAATATCTCCGGGCTCAACAATCGTAGCAACTGATGTAGCTACTGGAGCTGAGTTGAAATGTTATGTTTTAACTTCTGGAGCATCATCTAACCCTCCAACAAATACATTAACTGTAAAGCCTTATAGTCAAATTGACTTACAAGGAGCAGGTGGTACTGATGTTGATTTAGTTGCAGCAGCTAGTATTAAGATATTTGTTTATGGATCTGAGTATGCAAAAGGAACAGGAGACAGCAACAGAGTTTCTGTTGAACCTTCTTTCACTCAATATTCTAACTCTCCTATCATCATTAAAGACAAGTACGCAATCAATGGATCTGACACTGCTCAGATTGGATGGGTTGAAGTAGCTACTGAGTCTGGTCAAGGAGGTTTCTTATGGTACTTAAAAGCTGAATCTGAAACAAGATTACGTTTTGAAGATTACCTAGAAATGGCTATGGTAGAAGGTGAATTAAAGTCAAGTACTTCTACTCTAGGATCTAGTGTTAAAGGTACTGAAGGTCTTTTCGCAGCTATTAAAGAGCGTGGAAATGTACTAGACGGATTTACTGCTGCTGCTGGATTAGCTGAGTTTGATTCAATTCTTAAAAACTTAGATACTCAAGGAGCGATCGAAGAAAACATGTTATTCTTGAATAGAGATACTTCTCTAGACTTTGATGATATGTTAGCTGGTGTAGGGCAAACAGCTGGTGCTGGAGCTTACTACGGTGGTGGTAGTTCTTTTGGTGTATTTGAAAACTCTGAAGAAATGGCATTAAATTTAGGTTTCTCTGGATTCAGAAGAGGTTCTTATGACTTCTACAAAACTGACTGGAAATACTTAAACGATGCTTCTACTCGTGGAGGTGCTGGAACAAGCGCTATTGACGGTGTATTAGTACCTGCTGGAACTTCTACAGTTTACGATCAAATATTAGGAACTAACATCAGAAGACCTTTCTTACACGTAAGATATAGAGCTTCTCAAGCTGATGATAGAAGAATGAAAAACTGGATCACTGGATCTGTAGGTGG